CATCAGCTCCATATCTATTTTTCATTACGTGCCATCTGCCCGTTCCATTTTCTTTATCTTCAGCACTTCGTGAAAGAGACATTGCAAAGTCAGTAATCATCATTTTAGAATAACTTTCTGCCATTCTATCTCCTTGAATGATTTCTTCTCTAGCTCCTGATCTATTCACCTGAGAGGCAGTCCAAATTGGTAGTTTTAATTCTGTTGCTAAGCCTCTTAAACTTGTATAAATATCGTCGAGTTTGTCTCTTTTTTCTTTGCTTGTCTTTGAAGTTAGAAGGTCGGCGTAATCCACGATGATTAGGTCTGGTTTTATATTTTGTTGAATACATTTTTCTAAATGAGCGTGTATAGTATTTACTGTTGCTTGTCCTGCAGGATATTCTCTAATATATAATCCTCCCCTCAGATTTTCAATTGTGTCTTTTACTTTATCTTTACTTTCTACTATATCTTGAACTGGAATTTCGGTGAAGCAAGCATCATATCTTCTACCAACATATTTTTCAGATAGTTCAAGAGTGTAGTGTACTACTGTGTATCCTAGTTTGACTGCTTGTGCTCCTAATGCTACTAATGCCCAACTTTTNCCCCCACCAGGTCCTCCTGCTATTAACCCTAAATCGCCTTGTCCTAATCCTCCTCCAAGTAAGTTATTAATTAAAGGCCAAGGTGTAGCTATTGTATTTCTTGCTTCCTCACGGAATCTATCTTCGAGTTCTGCGATATATTCATGGCCTATATCGCGTTCCGTGCCTGCTTTGAGGGCTTTGTCGATTAAACCCCTTATGTCGTCATAGGCGCCCATTTCTAATAGGTCAACTGAATTCATAAGGGCGTTTTTTAACGTTTGATTTTTACAGAAATCAAGAAATGTTTCCTTTACATATTCTAAGTCTGTAGATTTTGATGCTTTGTAAGATTGTTTAAGAATATCCTTAATAGCTACACTCTGTAGTTCTTTATCTAGTTTTTCTATTTCAACTTTAAAAACCTCCATAGTTGGGATAGTTTTATATTTGTCAAAATATTTGAGTGTTTTTTGGATAACCCATTTTCCAGCATCATTATCAAAATAATCAGGAGATACAATATCAGAGATTTGTTGGAGAAAATCTCTATCAGTAATTAGTATTCCTAAAGACTTTATTTGAAATGAATGTCCATATTGTGTTAACTTACTCATGAGTTGTTTTTGCTAAACTATTTAAACGGGTAAAATGTTCTTTTAACCATACATCTATTGTTTGAATAGCATTTCCCATTTGATCATTTGTATACTTTATAGTAAATTCATTTCGGGAAAGCAAATTTATTGGTGCCTCTACTAATCTTCTTATTAATGATTTTAACTCTGCTGAAACTGGTGGATTATGTAAATCCATTAATTTTTCATTTATTTGAAGTTGGTGTGCCGACTCAACAATTTTCTTATGCATTGGTTCCTCACCTTTTCTTGCTTGCTCCACGATGAAATCAAGATCAAGGGAATTTGTCGTAAACAAATCGGGAACAATTTTTGGGAGTTTCTTAGGACCTAATCCTTTTACTCCCTCAAGGTTATCAGACTTATCGCCCATTAGAACCTTATACATTAAAAAATTGTAAGAAGGCACACCATAATCTTCAATTACTAGATCTGGAGTATAAAACTTCTTTTTAATTGGACTCCAAACAGTTATTCTATCATTAACTAACTGAAGGAAATCCTGATCTGCAGACATAATTGTTACTTCTTCTTCTAACAAATTATTCGCTATATATGCGATTGTATCATCTGCTTCAATTCTATCTATTGAAATTACGTTAATAGGTAAATCATCAAGGTATTCGAGTAAACGGGAGAATTGGATTTTCATTGCTTCCTTTTCTTCTGTAGCGTTTTTAAAGGCATCCCACCGGGTGATTCTTTTACCTGGTTTTCTATTTCCTTTATAGTTAGGATGGATTTTTCTTCTTCTCTGTGAACCACCTGCTCCATCATATACGATGATTACTCTTGTGGGGTTTACCTCCCTAATTGAGTAAGCTAGTGATTTTAAAAATCCAACCATTCCTCCTACAGGCACACCATTATCATTGAGGGTCCCGTTTACTGCGAATGTTCTTAAGTAGAGGTTTAAACCATCTACAATAAGTACTTTTGAATTAACGTTTAAATTGTCCGGTTTTTGGACATTATCCAATAAATCGAATACAGTGTTGTTCATTATAGTCCAGTTTCATCAATTTCAATGTCTGGATCGATTTCTTGCTTTTCTTCATGTTGGTATTTCATGATATAAGTGTTACAAGTATCTCTATACATAGCTTCTTCTATTTCAGGTCTTTCTTTACAAAGTGATTCTAAGTCTTTACCCGAAAATGAAATTATTTCACCTGTTTCAGTGTCTGTGTATTTGCAAATAGGGCCTGATTGTTTAACTACTTTATAATTTTTCATTAATTTTAACCAACCCCCAAAGTTATCAATACCTAATCTATAAAATACATTATATCTAACTTTTCTATTTGGGGGACCCATTCTGTTTTTTACAACAATTGCCTCTACTTCAGATCCTACAACTTCATCAACACCATTGATTTTTTCTTTAAGTTTTCCAACTTGTTTTAATCTTAATCTTACTGATGCGTGAAATTGTAAAGCTTTACCACCTGATGTAGTATATTGATCAGCAAATGGCATTGCTCCCATTTTTTGTCTTAATTGATTAGTAAATACTAAGAGTATTCTTTCTTTACCAATTAAATTAGTAATTTTACGCATAGCTTTTGAAAGAATAATTGCTTTTTGGGTAGCATATCCATCCTTTTCAAAATCAGCAGCTGATTCTATTTTAGTAGTAGCTGCGGCTACTGAATCTACTACAATAGTTACAAGTTTATTTGGATCTTTTTCTCGGACTTTAAGAATTACGTCTGTAATTGCGTCCATAATATCCTCAACTGTTTCTAATGGTAAATAAACCATTTTTTCCGTATCTACTCCAATTGCTTGTAAAAATTGAGCGTTTAGGGAAGATTCAGTGTCAATATAAACTGCAATGCCATTTTTTTTCTGTGTATTTGCAATAACATGAGATGCTAACAGAGATTTTCCACTTTGCTCTAAGCCAGTTATTTCAACGATTTTTGAAACAGGTAATCCACCATTTGGGCGATTTGAAATTGCTAAATCTAATACTGTGGATCCTGTAGATACCCAATCGTTTACATCCGTAGGGGAGTCCTCACTTCCATCTAGAAAGTAAGCTACCCTATGGTGTGTTTTTGAGAATTTTTTATTTAGGGAGTCAGTGATTAATCCCGTTAGCTCATCTCTGTTATTTGCTTCTTCTTTTTTCTTACGAGCCATTAATCAAACAGTTCATCAAGTTTACTGTCCATATTTGGCTTGCTTTTTGANGGGGCTGCTTTNACTTCAGTTTCTTTTCCTCCATCTTCTTCAGACGGTTTTAAGTAACCTTGAAGTGTATCTTTCATCTCATCAAATGTATATTTNTTAAATAAAGAAACAACTTCCTTTTGATTTTCTAAAAGAGACTCAGCTTTAGTAGCATCTTCAACAAGTGGTGTCTGCTTTGGTTTAACACGAACAGTTGTTGTGTTAAACATCTTGCCAGTTTCAGCTGCTGGGATTACTTCAACTGTAATATCTCTACCATTTTCAATGTCAGTAATATCACCATAATCTTCATCAGCCATTACACCAAGTAATTCTTGATATACCATTTTTCCAAACTCATAGAATCTAACTCCTTTTTCCTCTTCACCCCTTACGATAACAGGTGCAAATGTTCGCATTTTAGGAAATAGCTTTTTAGCTAATTCTTTATTTTCATCATTACCTGTTTTTCTTAGTTGTGAAGCAAATTCCAAAATTGGATCTGATTCATCGAAGTTAGAAAGAGCAATCATTCTTGGTTTACCAATACCGAAGTAAAAGTATAATTCCGAGAATGGAAAATCTTTATTATGCTTATATGGCACAATTCGAATTTGTGATTTTTCGCCTACTGGTGGTTTCCAGAAGTTCGCTTTAAAGTCGCTTGATGACGCACTGCCACCACCCTTGTTGTTTAGCTTAGCTAAACGATTTTTGATTTCATTTAAATCCATAACTTTTATTTTGTTTAAAATGTTTACTTGGTAAATATAAGACTAAATCTCTGGAAAACCAAATCTTTTACGAGAAGTTTACCACTTCCTACAAGACCAATATCTAGCCATTGTTTTAGGGCCCGGAGTGTCACAACGATGTCTTGCTCTAAATGCGGCTCTAGCTTTAGGATTTGACTTTCTAATTTTCATTGTTTTTTCACCTCGTTTTTTAGCTGATGTACCACCATGTCCAAAATTAACTTTTTTTACTTTAATTGATCCATCAGCATTTTTCTTACCTGAATTAACGTAAACCTTAAATTTTTTACTATCACCTCTCGTAGGTTTATTTAGTTGGACTGTTTTGCCTTTATATTTTGCTTCAGTTATATCCTCATTAATTTCTAATGCTAATACTTCATTAATAGTCATATCTTCCTCTATTTCACCCCCCTTATCTACATGTTTATCTAATAAATGTTTTAATGNAAGATTAAATTCAGTGTCAGAAGATCCTTTTTTTAAATTAACAGCATGTTTTTGTAATAGATGTTTTAATTTAATTTTAAATTCTGTGTTATCTTTAACTTCAATTTCTTTTATAGGTTCTTTTTCTTTATCCCCTAATTCAGGGTGATATCCTAAATATACATTTGTTATATCACCAAAAGACTCACCATCGCCTTTTAATTCAGCTGAAACTATATTATCTGGACTATCATACCAATAAGCAACATCATATCCCCCATCACTTAACCATGTTACAACAAGGCCTCTTTTATGTTCATCAGTGTCTGCTTGTAAAACTATTTTTTTATCTACAGGTAATTTTAAATCATATATGGGTGTTTCTTCTTGTTCCTCCATTTTATTAATTTTATCACCTGCTTTTTTTGCTGATTTATATGCTTTGCTTCCTTTTTTAGCCATTGTTTTTCCGCTTGCTCTTTTAGCTCTAATGTTTGCCCACAATCCAGGTTTTTCCTCTTTAAGGATTTCTCTAATTAATTGTCTTAATTGATGTTGTTTCATACTCTAATTATTTCTCTAATCTTTGTATTTACTCTATTAAATCCTTCTGACTGGACTAAAAGTATACAATTTCTATAATCATTCCAATTAATTGGAAATCTCTTATCTAAAACACCCCTATTTAAATCCCTTATAAGTTCATTTAAAGCATTAATAGTATAAAGAGTGTTTGTTTGCTTCTTTCTATGGACTAAAATAGTATCATCAATAATTCCATCATAAGCAGAATTAGCAGTGTCTACATTATAAGTCATCATAATCTTTCCATTATCAATATCCTCTAATACAAAAATTTTACCAAACATAATTACATAAGACCTCTGAATAGTCTCTCTAATATGATTGAGAGACTCCACATCTGTAAAAGTACAATATAGTCGGTTGTTCATTAGTATTAATTTCCGACATATACATATAACTTCTAAACTAAAGCTCCATAATGGCGTCCCGCCTTCATTTTCACGGGAAACTTATCACCTAATATTTTCTTTATACCTTCTATAATTTCTCTTTTATCACTCTTATCTAAATCAAAAATAAAAGCATCATATACATAAAGCACAAAATTAGTCCCCTTATCCTCCAAAAATTCCTGCAGCTTTATCATACGACTGATGTTGGTTTCTGTTTCGTAAGCCTGAATTAGATAATTAAATAGCTTTTGTTTGTGAATAGTTGGGTGATTTTTTCTCCATATTCTTCTACCTTCTTCAGTTTCAATGTATCCTTGGGCATTAAATAACTCCCAATTTAAATCAATGTACTCTTGAGTCTTTTCAAAAAACTCATGCTGTAAATACTCCTCCTTTATTCCTCCATATATTTGTTGGAAAGTCAATTTCTTTCCCTCCTTATACTGCTCAGGTGTTGGCTTATCAGTTCCAAAATATATACTTGCTAATTCATTATGAACCCCTCTCTCGCCGAAGGAAAATCCCACCATCTCGCCTATGAGTCGTGGATGATAACCATCATAATCCATTTCAACAAAAAAAGCTCCCGTTGGTTCGAAGCAATTTCTTTCTCCATTTCCATGTTGGAGTCCTACTAAATTAATTCCATTGAAGTTATTTACAGGTCTTCCCGTTGTTGTGTAGGGATTATATTGTCCATATATACGATTATCTTCTATTGAGTGTTTTTTACACTTTAGTTTGAAATGTGAGTCGAATTTATCGTTAGTATTAATTGATTCTCTTTCTAATTTATAAAGTGTTGGCAGGAGCTTATCGTTGTATAATTTGTAAGGTTCGTCACCGTAGGTGGAGAGAACTTGAGATAACGCGCGCTGACGTGCTTCACAACGCTCATAATGCTTTCCAAGTGGTATTATTTTATTCGTTTTAGTTTGTGGGAATTTGCGGTAGAAAAATGCGTGAGCTGGCGTATCGTAAGTGTCAGATAGTGGTTGATTTGTGTGGAAGTAATGAATAGATTGTATATCCGTATAGTGGAGTGTAGGATGGGTGTGTAAAGCCGCTTTTTTATCCTTTACCCAAAAATTACCCTGCAATAACCATTTAAAAACTACATTTTTATCCCAATTCATTGCCTCAGGATGATTAATTGGAATTATATATCCTTTATCATCTTGTGGTTTGACATAAACTGCAATTACTTCACCAAGTAAGGGATGAATGTTATCATTACCATAAATAAATTCTAGGTATGTTTTACCCTGTGTTAAATCTATTTGATCTAGGTGGGGTTGTAATTCAATAAGATAATGCATCTACATGAATATATAAATAAAATATGTAGAAGCCTAATATCCTGAATCATTACTTCCTCCTGAATTATCTGGTGGGGAAGATGGTGGAGGAGTTGATGAAAAAGATAGTGATTGGTGAGATTCTGGGGTGTGGGTGGCTCCCTCCATAGGTCCTTCAGTTGGGTGGAGGTGATATAAGGCTCCCTCAGGATAGGGGTTTCCATTTAAATAAAATAATTCTCCTTGATTTGCTATTAAATTTTCTGATATTTCAGTATTTTGTGGATTATTTCTTTTATATTCAGATAAATTAGTAAAAAAAGTAGAGATTAAGGGAAATAACCTTTCTAGTTTTTGAATTTGTAGGTGATTTGTTTGGATTGGGTTTTCCTTTAAAGACCACGTTAATGTACCTACTCTATATAAATTAGGATCGTATTTTTTCTTTTTACTTACTAGAGACTCATAGGTATTTTTATCTATTTCAATAAATCCAAATTGTTGGTTTACTCTTTTTGAAAAATATCTTATAAAGTATTCTTTTTTATAGTCTTCTTCGGTAGGAAAAGGTTTAGAAGAAGGTACTTGCTTATATTTTGATAGTGATTTTTTAGTTGGAGGTTTTAAATTACTATATCTTAGGGAGTCGTATGATGCTCCTATTTTATTATTTATTTCTTCTAGAAGAGGAATTAATTCATCACCTAATTTTGAAGAATTTTTGCCAGCGTATAATTTTCCATTACTAAACTCCATATAATCACCTATATAGGTTTTCTTAGTTAGTTTATTAATTAATTCATCTCCTGAAGTAGATTTAAATAATATTTTTGATTTAGGTGTATAAGACATTAATTATTCTATTTCAACCAGGTTATCGTCCAAACCTCCCGGGAGGTTTACACCTGTAGTGAAAATGGTATTCAGATAAGTATTTACTGTTCCAGAATATAATCGAGGGAATTCTGTGTAAGTGATTCGCTCTTGTCCATTAAGAGTAAATTGTAGAGGTGTATTAGTATTCCCTTCTTCATCCATAAATTTTTTATAAAATATACCTGGTTCGACTAAAAACTTAGTCTCCGGAGAGCCATCCCACTCAGGGTTCACAGTCCCCACATCGTAATAAGCATTAGACCCAAATACCTCTTCAAATTGAGGTCTAAAAGCCTCCCATTCATCAACTTTAACATGTAACGTGTTAGTCAAATCCCCTATTTGATCAGTAAAATTATTTGTACCACTCCCAAAAGTTGCTTCTATTAGTATCTTTCTCATAGTAAATACAACCTCAAATTGTTTATTTAACTTTACATATTCTTTAAATATTTCCTGTTGTTTTGCTATTTCCTGTTGGGTTGGAGGGGGTAACGGAGGTGGCTCTATAGGATCCTTAGTAGGTTCTGTATTTGTAGAAGTGTTAGTTTCTTCAGTAGAACCACTAGTTTCTTCTTTTTTCTTTTTTATGTCTAATAATATAAGTTTACCCGTTAAGTCTGTAGTCCAATCTTGACCTGCTGTTATTTTTTGGTTTTCTCCAAATACTATAAAGGCTATGTCATCTCCTTGATATCCTTTAGGAAGTCTGTCTTTTTGGACTTTAAATACATTACCTATTACAATACCACCAATGCCATCTAATTGGGCAGTGAATTTAAGGGGGATGATTGCTGATTTAGGGGGTGGGGATTTAATAGGTTTTTGTTGGCCTTTATAATATTTAATTTTTTTATTTTCTATAATATCCTCTCCAAATCTAGAGGTTAGTGATGATATTTTACTATTAATAGATTCTAAATAATTAGAGGCTGCTCCTTTTGATATAGGAGATTCTGATGTCTTTATACCTAATATAGATCTACTATATTCTGCTAGTTTTTTGAGAGAAGTCAAATACAATTTATAATCTCTTTCATATGCCTTTTTTAGAGTATCTATTTGTTTTTGGGTTATTCCTGTAGGTGTTGTATCTTCTTGATTAAATCTAAATCTAGTATTTTTATGAAAGGCAGCAAATGTAACTGATTCTAAGTCAGATATAGAAGCAGGTGCTTGTGCCGCTATAGCTACAGTAGCTCCTAGTGAACTTGGGATTGTTGTATTAAAATTAAAATCTCTTACTATAGATTCATTGCTTTGTATTTTTATTTCAAATAAATCATCAGGCTGAAGCTTAGTATCAGAAATCATATCTATTACTCTAATAACCTCTGGTCTTTCTAATTCTGTTTGTAATACAAATTCATGGGTGTTGACGCATGCGTTATTTACCTCCTCCCATATTAATTTTAGCCAATTAAACATACTAAAATCATTATTTAGAACTTCTTCTTTATATCTTAATTCTTTAAATTTTTCTAATAAAAAATTGATATTAAAATGTATTAATCCTATTTGTCTTACTCCTGTTTTATATGTAGCTATTTGATGGGGAAATAAGCATACTTCTGGATCTACACTTATATCTGCTATATCATTTAGACTTGTTTCTATATTAATATCTGGATGGGCTCTCCACCAGCTTGTATCTGTGTCTGGTTCCTTATGATTTATTATAAACTTTTTAAATTTTTGGGGTATGCTATTGCCTGTGTATAAAAGGGGTTTAGGGGCAGATTTGCCTAATGCCTCATATGTAGTTGTTATTTTAATTATGGGTTCTCCTTCATCTTTAATTTCAGGAAAAATAAAATTATTTAATAGTGCAGTTAAAAAATCCCAACTTATATAAGAATAAAGAGCTTTAGATCCTTCTATTCGTCCAAAACCATCTATGCCCGTTTCTTCATTCTTATATATTATATTAGAATCTAAAATTGCTTTAATTTTATCAATATTGTTATAATATTGGAGTGTTAGACTTTCTTCTTTATCTGATAAATGTGGAGAGCCCTCTTCAACCCATCGTCTCATACTATTATCTCTCCAGTTGTTATCTGTGGAGTAGCCTGATAATTTACTTTGTATTATTACTTCTGCTCTCACTATAATCTCTATTTCCTCTTCAGTAAATTCCTTTATTATAAGGTTATTGTCTACAAATTTTGCTAATTTTATAAAGGAAAAGAATAATTGGTGTCTTTCACGTAGTATTGGTCTTAATTTTTCTTTCCAATACCTATCCCCCTCAATATAATAGTCTTCACCAAAATCTAAATTAGGGTCTAAATAATATGCTCCTGTAAAACTGTGTAAAGCATTTAAAAAGTATTCTAATTCATCTACTTCATATTCTTCTCCCTCTTTAACAAGTGTATTACCTTCTCTTTTACCTTTTAATCCTTCTAACACCTCACCCATTGCTATAATTTCTGTAGTGCAATCATATCCCCCATCAGGTCTTGATTTTATATCGAAATTCTTACAATAGCCAACAAATCCATCATAATTTCCCCCTGATTGTTTTTTTCTATTTAGTATAATTCGTTGAATAGTAGAAATTTTACTACTTTGTTTAAAAAATTCAGTTATGTAAGGGAAGTATTCTTCTTTTTTACCTTCATTACTAATGTAAGGTGTCCAACCCCACTCTAATAAAACAGGATAACCTGGACGCATATAAAGTAATTCTAATACTTCAAGTTGGCGTCTATTATGACATACAAAGTTTACTTTAGCTTCTCTAAGTGAGCCATAGGCTGTTTTTGTTCTAACATTAGCATCTATAATTCCGGGCATTGGTACTATACCAAAACCATCTTTAGCGTCTGATCTAATAAAAGGATCACCATAGGATGCTCCATAATGGTTTCCAAAATTTGGATTATCTGCTCCTCCTTTCCTTAAATCACCCCTAGGGACAGAAGCATATTTTCCTCCTTCTTGTAAATTTCTTTTTGATTTAAAGTCCCATGATTTAGCAGGAGTACCTCCTTCTAAAATATATCTTATAGCTAAACCTTCATTTATTAAATCTTTGTATCGCTCCTTTTCATATTTACCTTCTTCTAAAATTTTATTATCTTCCCTTAAATCAACACCAGAGGACATTCTAATAGTACATTGCTTTTCAACTGTATTGGTGTAAAAAGCCCCAGCGGGAAATGTAATTTTTTCTTTTGAAGTTGGAGATACCATTAATTCCGTACGGGGACTACCAAAGCGGGATTCTCCTTGGTTATTTCCTTGTTTAACTATATCCTCTCGAATTTTTAGTTGTTTAAAAACAAAAGGTCGAAATGTTTCCTGAAAAATTGACATAACTTTATTTATTTATTTCTTCAAATTCTGCTATTATACTAAAATAATCTCTTGGTATTCTTAATTCTACTCCTGATTTTAATCTAAAACTATCTCTTCTTACAATATCTGGGTTTGAAATAGCTATAATCCACCATAAATCTACATCATTGTAAAAATGATTAGCTAGAGTATCAAGTCTATCGCCAATTGTTGTTACAACATAAACATCACTAATAGACAGAGGGATTTCTGGATAATTCACTGATTTATAGTGGCGTTTACCCTCTGTGATTCTTTGTTTTAAAAAATTTATTCTACTTGGCATTGCTTATGAATTTTAACCTCCATTTAATATAAAATTTTCTATTTCCTCCTCAGATGCTCCCCTATTAATTAAATCATCTAGTTGTTCCGTTTGAGTAGGTTTTATTATTGTACGGGGTTTAGTCATTAGGCCTCTTTCTTCTTGGACATTATCTATTAGTGTTGCTTTGTGCACAATCGTATCTATTGTTTCAGATTGGTCTCTATCTATTCTTGCCCCTTCTAAGGTAGTTGCTATGTCATCTTTATACCATTTTTGTTCCTCATTAAATATAGTATTATTGATATCGTGAGGGATAATAAAGGGTGAGTGGATTGATTTTTCTGGTAGGAAGTTATGTACTGGTGTAAACTGAACACTAACATCCATTACGTGGGGTAATACAACCATATTTTTATCTATATTGCCTTCGGGACCTGATATTGCAATCTCCCAAGGGTAATCTTTTTGCCATTTTAGGTTCACAGAATTTATAACTCCAGGTATTCTATCACACCATGATCCTATAGTTAAACGAGTAAATGGAGTTCTCATTCTACCTGTTGGGCCATAATCTGGTGCTGTATTTGATACTAGATAATTTAGTTTTCTATATAAAGGTCTCATTTCATGACGTGATGAGGCTGCTATTTTGAAGCTAAAGTTTATACTGCGTTTGAATGAATTATAAGTGTAGAATTCTTCGCCTCTACCATTATATTTAAATGTATTGTAATTTGCACTATAACTATCTCCTATATCATCCATAAATGCTCTAAAAACAATAGCATCATACTCACCTGGGTTATCATTGTCTACCATTTCGAACCTAAATCTAATTAAATCTCTAACGGCGTGGTCTGTATATAGTCCATTATTTGAATGAAAAACATCTAAGGCATTTAGTTTATCTATACGTGATGAATCGAATATGCTATAATCTAGAAATCCATCTTTAGTTTTAGTTGTTATATGAGGGTCTCTAGTTCCATCTCTTGAGGATTTTGCTCCAGGATTACCCATATTGATTCTTTCTTCTCGATGATAGGTAGCAGTTTTACCCGTAACTTCTGCAAAATAATCAGTTCCTGGTTTATTTAAAATACGAAGATAATTTTTTGCTTTATTTTTAGTGCTTGGTGTGGGGAGAAACTGAGTATGAGGACGTGGATCCCCTAATTTAGATGTTGGTTCATCAATAACTTTACCATCAAGTGTGCTTCCTCCTATAAGTATTCTTTTTAAATCTAAATTTTTTAATATAATATTGTTGGATGAGTATTTAGAATATGGAATTACTCCTTTTTCTATTTTATCCCTTTTTATTTGTAAAAAAGGTTTATCCTTCAGATTTCTAAGGATGTTGCCAGGCTCATAACTTGCAGTTGTAGTATCCGGCCCAAATTTACGAATAGTTGTTTTACCTAATCCATAAGTTGAGCCAGGTCCCCCATTGTAAGAATATAATTCTCCAACTGTAAATCCAGTAATGTTTTTTTCAAATAAGTTTATTAATCTATTTTTATTGTCATCCCTTTGTAATTTCTTTGCATCTACATATCCTTCATCTTTAGTAGGAAGTAGGCCTTCTCTTTTAACACGTAACCCTGTTCCAGCAGATGCTACGGATGCTAATGTGTTTAAACCAAAATTATAGGTTCTTTGGTTTGCTTTTGATATATTAAAAAATCCCTTACCCCCTGCATCTATTTTAGGATTAGTTTTTTGAAGACCTACTTGTTTAATATTGAAGGCTATACCTTTGGGTGTAAGAAGAAATCTACCTATTCTCTCAGCATCTGTAATTAAACGTTCAGCATGAGTTACTGCTCCTCCCCTTATAAAACCATCTGTGAGAGTGTCGCCTAAGATTTGAATATCTGGGTTGTTTGCAAATAAATCTACTGTGGGGTTTGTTACAAAAGGTTCCTTACTAAACCCCATCAGCGGTCTATCATAAGCATGGTCTTTACCAAATTTAAATGATTTTTGTCTAAAAGGTAGATTATCAAATATCCTAGTAGTAGAATTACTATAATTAAAACCACCACCTACATTCGAAGGTGTATTGTGGTTAGGGTATGCAGTTAATCCCTCTTCGAGGTTGCTTAAGAGTTGTTTTAATCCCATAGTTAATTTTTAACCTACTAGATCTCCCGTATCGGGATTTGCATATCCTGTGGGGGTAGTACCGTCTAAATCAGTAGATGCAGGGTTAATATTAGGCCATGTTGCTCCTGGTTGACCAGCACCATAACTTGCTCCTGGATTTATTGCACTTTGATATATATTTGCTAATAAATCTTGTTTTAATGTTGAATCCCCCATGTTAAATGAAGGGCCTTCGTTTCCATTTAAATCATGAATGCCTGGTTTATAAGATAATCCTGAGTTTGATGAACCTCCATGGGATGTCAATAAATCCACCATATGGTCTCCTGTTCCATTTCTACTAGTGAAAGGGGAATCACTGGTTCCGTCTAATGTATTATATTGTGAATCAGGCAAACCATCTAAATCTAATGTTGATGCATTTGCTAATCCAGGAGTACCACCGTGGTTGTAAGAATGGTTTTGAGTGAGTGATCTTTCATGGATAGTATCTATTAAATCCCCTGTAGGTTCGATACCACTGTCGAATTGAGGGCCCTGTTCGCCATTTAAATCTAAGGATGTTGGGGTTAATACTTCTGGGGAATTACCGTGTTGATAATTGTATGGTTGTGTTAATGATCTTTCATGGATAGTATCTACTGAATTTCCCTGGGGTTCAACCCCATTGTCAAATTGAGGACCCTGCATTGAATCCATGTTTCCTACAGGAGCTGTTGGTCCTGGTACTAAGTCGAATTGTGATTTTAAGTCTTTTAATCCCATAATATTTTATTGTTTGTTATAAATATATTTAAACAAATGAGTGTGTGTGTCTTGCTTCTTCTGAAAATTTTCCTCCATATGCTGCTGAGCTATTTCTAGAAAATGAATCATATTGTATTGTGCTTTTTACTATAACGGGTGCGGGTGCTTGTTGAGTGTTTCCTTCTCCTCCTCCTAAATTAGTTCCTGCGATTATAGAATCATCTTTATTAAGATTAATTGATCCTTTTGGGGAGTTTACAACTAAACCTTCTGGACTAATTGTACCATCATCCATTTTTTTCGAATACTGACTTACAGCACCCATCATTGCTAATACTGACGCTAATCCTACAATAGGGGCAGCAGGACCCGCCCACGAAGCTGCGGAAAATAATTTAGTGATAGCTGTTCCTATACTTAATTTTCTCATAATTATAAAAGCCGCTATAACCGCCCCTAATTTACCTACCCATGTTCCCAAACCATCAGCTATTAGTCCTACAAGATCTGCTATAGGTGAAAATATTGTTGCTATATCTACAAATAGGCCTTTAATTTGAAGCATTACTTTAGCAAATTTTTCTTGTGTATCTAGTGCTTTTAATTCCGATACTCTTTGTTTATCCCCGGAAGCTATAGCATCTGCTAATAATTGTGATCTATTTTCTTCTGTAATTAATGAATTTGCTAATTGATCAGCTGTCATTCCTACAGATTTAGCTATAGCGTCTTGTTGAAGGACATTCATATCTTGGAAAGAATTCCAATCTCCCACATTGTTTACTATTTCAGAGGTTAGAGTTTCATAGTCTCCTGTTAATGCTGCTAATCTAGCTTTTTCAAGATTAAGTTGTTTTCCTGTTAATAGTTCAGCCTCTAGTTCAGCACTTATAGAAGACTCAAAATCTAACATTGATTTACCTGCTGATGCTATTTGATCTAATTCAAAACCTAATGCTTTTGCGTGTGTTACTGCTCTAGCTATAGCTTCAGGGTTAGCTCCTAATTGGGCTCTTATTTGACCCGATACCTTATTTGAGGCTTCTAATACTGCTTTTAGACTTATTTGGGCTCCTGTTTGTGAATTAACAGCATTTACTGCGTTTTCTTGTGTCTTGAGTGATTGATCAAAAGTCATACCTAAACGTGCAGCATCCCCTGCTAATTGTGAGGTAGCTTCCTCAGACATAACTTGTGCGTCTAATATGGATGTTGCTCCTTTTAATATATCTTTATTAAAAATAGCTGCTGTTTGGTAGCTGGAATTGAGTGTAGAGTTTGCTTTAATTAAACCCTCAGTGGTGATTCTTAAATCGTTAGCTGAAAAAGCAGCTCCTGCTATTTGGAGTCTAAATTGTGTTGCTGTTAAGGTTCCTACTCCTAGTTCTTTTTGTATATTAGCTGTTGATTTATTTGCTTGTAAAGTTGCTTTTGCTAATAAACCAAAGACTAATTCTAATGCTTTTGTAGTACCCGCTATAGAGTTAAAATCTCCTTTTAATATAGAAGCTAATGCTCCTGTTTCATCTAGATTATTTGCCCATCCTTGTAAGTTTTCCCCTATAGATTGTGTAAAGCTTTTATTCTTTTGTGTCTCTTCATTTTGTGCTTTAAGAGAGTTAAGGTTCTTTGTTTCAAGTATGTACTGCTCTTTTAAAGCAGTTCTCAGTTTTACTTTGGCTTCTGATGATAAGCCTTCAGCTTGAGATATTTTTTGACTAGTTAATAGAGCTCTTGTTTTTAATGTGGCTAATTTTGATTCTATTTCTTTCGAAACATTGTGACCTTTATTTATTTTATCCTGGATTTCTATAGTTTTTTCTAATCCACTAGACATTTTTTTAATAGAACCTACAATATCTCTTTCGTAAGATTTAGCTATTTTACCCCCTACAGCATCAACACCATTAAGATTATCAATTACGTCTTCAAACATATTTGATAATGTAGCGGCAATAGATTTATATGCATTATCTACATATCCTGCTTCTACTGCTTGGTCTTTTAGTAGTTTATTACCTTTTTCTAAGTCGTCGTTAGCTCCCATAGTATATTATTATTCTTATATAAATATGAAAAAATAAAAGACGCTTGCGCGTCTCCTATTTACTGATATTATATGTTGATGAGGGATTTATATTGGGTCTTGATAATTGCCCATCCCCCACATTAGATTGACCTTTCTGTTTGTCCATCTCTGCTTTTTGTTTCTTATTGAATTCATTAATTTTTCCAATATGAAACATTCTCATCCAAACGGGCATGTTATAAACTTCTGAGTGTATAAATCCACCACCGCCATGGTACACTAGATCATGCAATTGGGTAAATAGGAGATTCCTATACTTCAGCGTCAGGCCAAAAAAAGTTAACATCGATAGGGATATTTACTCTCGATGTGTCGCCTTTAGTATCTTCATACTCGAATGTTAAATCAATATCGGGTTGAATATTAGAGGCATAGTTTCTTAATGATCTTGAATCGCGTGCTAATAGCTGTGTGTCAACAAATTCTCGGATGGTTTTTTTATCACTGTCACCATTTATAGATGTTATTAGATATTTCATCCTAGTTGTAATTTCGAATGATGATTTTTTATCTATTTTTTTAAGACCTTTTATTTCATTAGTGATTGCTTTCTCATCCCTATGTGTTAAAAGTTTAAAAGTTATTTCAGTTTTAGATGTAGGAAGGGTGTAGTGAAATGTATTTTTACCTTTAGTGATTAATTTTTCATTTAATGGTTTATCTTCTACATTTGTTAAATCTATTTCAATATTTTCTTCTTTATATTGGAATGAATATTCACTTCCATACCCTAAAATACGAGCAGCTATTAAAATTGCATTTTTATCCCCAACTAATAAATCATCATAATCTATTTTTGTTACTATTAATGATTGAAGTAATTTATCTATTACTGTTCCATTTTCAATATAATTTTGGTTTGTAAGAATGTCTTCTTCTTTAGCAGTCATATATTTCATTTCAACAGTCCCCTTAGATAAGGGGGAATCTTCAGGATATAGGAGGCCTTTTGAAGGTAATGTTACTTCCTCTGTTGGGAAGGTTGGTTTTGTTTGTTCCATAACTTTATTTAATGTTTAAAACTGGTTTCAGATATACATATATAGTAAATAAAGAAAGCGCCAATAGGCGCTTTTCTTTTATATAAATTATTACTATTAGTAATTTAAGATGGCGTAATCCATTCTAATAGTTAAGTTAATATTCATTGGTGTGTCTGAAGTCCAATCAGCATCTCCAAAATTAGCTGATTGAACATATGCTCCTTTACAAATCCACTCTTCAACAACATCTCCAACAGGACCAAGTGCATTAAATCTAATATCTTTTTTATAGAAATCAGAGTAACCATCTCTACCCGTTACTGACTCGTGTGACAAACGAACCCACTCCATTACTGCTTGTGCTCCTGAAGGTGTTACGGGATCATAAAGGTCTGCTGTAATATTACCCCAATCTGCTTTTCCTTTAAGTTTTCTTTTCACGTTGATGTGATCGAGAGTTACATCGCCAAATGTAACGTTTGGTCTGGATACTTTTTTAACTAAGTAAGCCGGAATACCGTCGATATACATTACAAACCTGTTTTGCAACTTAGGTTCGAATGCTGTAAACATCATTTCGTTTGTATTTAATATTGCCATCTTTTTATTGGTATTTTTCTTGTTATTCTATTATAAATATAAGAGTATTATTTTTTTTAATATCCTCCTGAACCTCCTCCGTCAAACGTTGCTCCAGTTGGTAATACATTAAAATCAAGAACAATAAACTCGGCTGTCTTAGTTGGTTGGAGGAAAATCGCACCTACTAGTTGGTTTCTATCAATTACATCTGGAGTATTGTTACTTTCATCCATTTGTACTCTAAAGGCGTATAAACCTTGTCTTTGTTGTACTGACTCTAAGTATGGGTTAACAATGTTTAAGAATCGATTTCTTGTTGCTTGAGTATTTTGTTCAAATACTAAGTATCTTGAAGAACTTGCAATGTATTTTTTAACTGCAATTAATAATCTTCTAACGTTAATTCTATCGAGAGCTGTTGATCTTTCTTGTAGTGTCTTTTGACCCCAAATACAAACTCCTGTTTGTGGGAAGGTTGCAATTGGATTTACTTTCGCATTATATAATCTATCTCTTTCAGATTGATTTAATCTCATTTTAGCTTCTAATACATTTCCAAGCACTCCTCTATTTAAACCTGCTGGTGCAAACCATTCAGCTCCAATTCTATCTGATGCTGCAATAGCTCCAGGTACAATTACTGAAGGTGGTACTAGTACTGGCTTATTAGCTGCTGTGTCAAGTACTTTAACCCATGGGTAGTAAACAGCTGCGTAGTTGGTATCTAAACCATCTGCTGCATTAACTGCTTGATTAACTGATTGGTCGTATTTAGCTAAATCCATTACATAGAAGGCATCACCACGTGTTTCTACCATGTCCGTTGCTGCAGTAGTTACTGCTGAGTGAAGTTGTTTTATTACTCCAGGTAGAGCTAGCATGTTAATATCATACTCATCTTGATTTGAAAGGATATCTAATGCTTTTTTATACCCTGTGTGGCCTGCTTCTCCGTTTGATAAATTAAAACCATATAGGTTAGTTCCTCCTGTATAAGTACCACCTAATGTGCTTTCATTTCCTGTAAACTTAACTATGTAAGGTGCAACACCATCCTCACCTCCTTGGAAGGGGACTGTAAATTTAAGTTGATCAGCTGTTGGTCCTGTTGCTCCTGTTGTGTCTATTGAGGCACTTAATGAGCCTACCCATAATGATGAACTTGCATGTCCTGAGTAATTTTCAACATTAAATTTGCCTGACACGTTTCCTTCTGTTGAAAAAGGTAAAGGCTTAATAAAGTTTGCATTATCTAATGCTTTATCATCAAATTTCCAACCTAAATATGCTTTAGTACTATAATTTCCACCAATTGTTTGTGTTCCTTCATATGAAGCTGATGGGAATACACAATCAACAGATAATGAAGCTGTTGAAATTGGATTGCTTACTGCTCCAAATCCTTTTGGTGATAATTTAGGAGAAGTTGCTTTTGAACCAACGGCGTCTGTTACTTCTACTCTAACATAATCTGAAATGTTTGAGAAGTTACCTAGTAATTCTACTTTACCCAATGTATCATTATATTGAGGATATCTATCACCAATTACTCTTGAAATATAATTTGGTGAGTCTGGATCTAAATTACAACCATTAAATTGTTCTACAATTGAAGGAGATTTATCTTTGTCTCCATAGCTTCTAATAATTACTGAAAATGATGAATATTGTTCCTCATTATCAATGTCTGAAGGTTCTTTTAAGTTAGCAATAGATATTTTATAATCAGTATTACATGCTATACCATGTCCTAAACTGTGGAATTTAAATAATTCTTTTGTTGTTTTATTAACATCTAAGAATTGTGAGGTAATAAAAGGTGTAGAAGCGAAATCATATCCTTCAGTTTGGGAAAGATTAGTTCCGTTAAATGTTGCATTCACTGATTGTGTGACAAGTAATATTGGTTTGCCTGATGATATTCCATCATATCCTGAAAGGTCTGTTCCTTGTGTTGTGACTGCTACTGATGCTGTTGTTGAAGTAGTGAATTGATTTAAAATATCTGTTGTTGATCCTCCTTCTGTTACTGTTACTGTTAATGAATTTCCGCTTAGTGTTGAGGTAAATGAACCTATAGTATTAATAGCTGTATTCATTGCTGTAGCTAAAACAGATCCTGAAACAGTTCCCAAAGTATCTAAACCTATAAGTGATGCATTTACTAATGATCCTGTTAAGCCTACTGTTGCAGCAGCTACATAAGACGAACCACTAAATACTACTGTGTATTGTGCTCCATCACTATCTGATAATACTACTGCGTTTCCATAACCTGCTATACTATCAATACTTGAACTATTAAAATTACTATCAGCAAATGCAATTGTTGATGTTTCTGATACTGTTGATGCTATGCTTGTTTGTAGATTTTTAAAGTTAATGTATGTGTATCCAGGAGTACCTCCATATGATACTACTCCATCTTTACTATTATCAGGTGAGTCTCCTAATTGTTTAAATAAGTAGTTAGAATTAGCTGGATTTACTGAAGCTGTGAAATGAGTGGTAGTAACTCCGGCTCCACTTAAAGTTAAATTAAAGTCAGTATCAAAATCTGTTCCTGAAAAAGTTGAATCTCCTAAATTAGGAGTTCCTGTTGCTTTAGAGGGAAATATTACTCCTAATAATACGTTTTCACTTCCTGAAGCTACTATTGATATATACTCATTTTCTCCATCTTTAAATGTATAACCACCACCAGCTAATACTCTACATACTGTTACTGATCCTGCATTTTTAAGATATTCTCTAACTGTTTGTGGTACAAATGTGTCTGAGCTAAGTGTTCCGAATTTTCTCTCATATTCAGCGAAGCTTTTTACTACTGTTGGTACGAATGCTGGTCCTTTTACTGTAGGTCCAACTACTGCTGCACCAATTGCGCCAACTCCTTGTGGTAAGAATGATTGGTCATTTTCTCTAGTAAATACACCTGGTGATATTATTTGTTCTGCCATTTTATATGATTATTAGGG